TGCGAAGATCAGTGATTAAATTGGCTTGTATACCATTTGCATCTTCCAAAGTAGTAACTCTAGAAGCATTATCCGTGAGGTCAGCTTCTAGAAATGTAACCCTTCCATCATTAGAATCCAAATCTGTGCGAAGATCAGTGATTAAATTGGCTTGTATACCATTTGCATCTTCCAAAGTAGTAACTCTAGAAGCATTATCCGTGAGGTCAGCTTCTAGAAATGTAACCCTTCCATCATTAGAATCCAAATCTGTGCGAAGATCAGTGATTAAATTGGCTTGTACACCGTTTGCTAGTTCTAAATTACTAACTCTATGTTCAAGACGGGTACCTATGTCTTGTTCAAGTAAAGTAACCCTAGCATCATTTGAAGCCAAGTCAATCTCTAAATTTGAAACCCGGAATGCATTATCAGTCGCATTCGTCTCAAGTGCTACACCAGTTAAATTTGTACCATCACCGTAATAGCTTCCACCCGATCCTACCGTAACACTATTTTGGGTCACCAAATTACCAATAATGTTTACAGTGATTTCATTACTTGTATCGGGTACTATATCGGTATCAATTAATGTACTTTGTGTATATCCTATGGTAAATTGATCGTCATATGAATTATCATTTATACCATGATGTATTAAAGAAACATTAGCACCCGGATGTTGCATAATAATACCTATATCTACGCTATTCAATGTATTGTTATTAGCGATTCCTATTATTGAATCATTAATCAACTTCGTATCAGAATCAACTATATATTTCTGACCTCTCATAATAATGTTACCCGTAACCTCTAAATTTGAAGTTATGACAGTTGTGTTATTTGTACTAGAAATATACGAATCTTTTAACGTTTTATCAGAATCTATAAACGGAATTCTATTCGGAGACAACTCCGTTATTTGTACATTAGATACGATAAGATCTCGTATTTTAGCACTTCCATCAACCTCTAAACGGTGTGATGTGTCACTAACACCTATACCTACATTTAGATCGGTGAACGTAGTCGATTGTTTTAAATCATATACCCGCGCATGTCCAGAATCTGAACTAGAACCGTCGTTAAGATACGCTCCTATTATAACACGAGAACCATTACCAGATATAGCTACAGATTTTCCGGAGTGGTCATTATAAACTTCACCGTCTATATCATTTAAAACCTTAACCCAATCCATTCCATTCCAATCATATACTCGTGTATGCCCAGAATCGGAACCGCCGTCATCGTTACCCGTTGCTCCGATTACTATCCTCTTACCATTTTCAGATAAATCAATAGAAATACCAGAATAATCATATGAATTTTCGCCGCGTATATCGGTTCCCATTTGAGACCATGCATTATTTAAGTACTCGTATACCCTTACATGACCGGAATCAGATCCCAAATCATCATTATTGAGTGCACCACCCGCAATTATATGACCATCAGATGAAATAGAAACAGAAGAACCGAATTTATCATTGTTAGATATACCTTCTATAGGTATACCTACACGCGTCCATGTTAAAGGACTGTCCCCTAAATCGTAAACACTAACACTACCTCCACTATTAGAACCAGCATTTTGTGCACCAATTACAATACGAGAACCATCACGTTTCATCGCTACAGCACTACCGAATTTATCTTCGCTCAAATCTCCGTGTATAGAATCTCCTATCTTGTTCCACGAAGATCCATCCCAATCGTATACTTCGACTTCCCCCGAATTTAATCCATTAGAATCACTCGTTAAAGCTCCTGTAACAATACGAGATCCATCACTTGACATATCGACCGACCATCCAAATTGATCATCGAAATTTGAACCATCTATATCCGACCCTATTTGTGACCATGAATCACTCTCTAATTCGTAAACTCGCACATGACCGGTATTGCTGTTATTACCTTTAGCACCAATTGCTATCTTAGAACCATCCATGTTCATCGCAATAGATGATCCGGAATAATCTACAGATGCTTCTCCGTCTATATCGTCACCTATTCTAACCCAGTCAGAACCATCCCATTCGTATACTCTAACATGACCTGAATCTATGTCAGTACCGTCATTAAATGTAGCTCCTATTGCAACTCTTGATCCGTCATTAGACATCGTTACAGACGTACCAGAATAATCACCCGCCGACTCCCCGTCGATGTCTGTACCTAATTGTGTGTGAGCAATTAATGATCCTTTTTTAAATAATACACGTGTATAATTCTCTTGAATTATATCACCGGTAAGAATAATATTTTTACCCACCCCAATATTAGAAGAAGAAACAAGACCGATAGTAGAATTAGTAAACTGTACAACATTTGTAGTTGTATTTCCCAAATCTGTAACGGTTTGAAGAGTGCCATCTCCTACGATAGTTTCTAATTCTGTAATTCTTACATTATTATCTCCGAGATCCGTTTCTAAAACAGTAACCCTCCCATTATTAGATGTGATATCGTCACGCAATCTCGATATTAAATTTGACTGTATTACATTAGCAGACTCAAGATTAGAAATACGTATAACATTGTCAGTAACATCATCTTCGATTACGGTAACTCTAGAGTCATTCGAATCCATATCAATACGAAGACTATCTATAAAATCAGCTTGAATCGTATTTGCGGTTTCAAGATCAAAAACTCTTTGGTCTAAATCACCTGTTACCAGATCCTCGAGTACAGTGACTCTGGAATCGTTCGAATCAATGTCTACACGAAGAGTATCTATGAGAACTGATTGAATACTGTTTGCGAATTCCATATTAGAGATACGTAATATAGCATTACTTACGTTTATTTCGATATTTGAAATAAGTTCTGACTGAATTACATTTGCCTCCTCCAGTGTAGTAACGCGTAGCGTATTTGATTCCATATCACTTTCCAGAATTTCTATTCTAGATGTATTTTCGGTAAGATCTGTGCGCAAGTCAGTTAATAATGTTGATTGTATATTATTTGCATCTTCTAATATAATAATACGTTCAGTATTATCATTTAGATCTGTGCGTAAAATATTTATTAAATTTGATTGTATACTATTTACATTTTCTAGATTAGATACACGTACAGAATTATCACTTAAATCTAAACTGACTGTCTCTATCCGAGAAGAATTAGAAGCAATATCTTCCTTAGTAGCGTCAAGTCTGTTAACCTCTTCGGTTACTTTTACGTTTAATATAGATACACGGTTTGAATTATCATTTATATCGGTTCGTAAAGTATTTATTAAATTACGTTGAATAGTATTAGCGGATTCTAATGTAGATATACGTAAAGCGTTAGAAGTTGTATCTGTCTCCAATACAGAAACCCTTGTTGTATTATCATCCGTGTCTGTACGAAGATCTAGTATTAAACTAGATTGTATAGCATTTGCTTCTTCTAAAGTTGTTACTCTAAAAGCGTTAGATGTAACATCATTTTCAAGTAGATTCACCCTAGAATTATTAGAATCTAAATCTGTACGAAGGTGGTTGATGAGAGTTTCTTGTATAACATTCGCAGTTTCAAGATTAAAAATACGTACAACGTTATTCGTCACATCATCTTCGAGTACAGAAACCCTAGAATTATTGGAATTCACGTCCACACGAAGATCGTTTATAAGCTCAGATTGAACTATATTCGCTTGTTCTAAATCGGTAACCCGGAAGGCATTAGCATTCAAATCCGTACGAATTGATATCCTAGCAAGTTCTAATACATTTATTCGATCCGTATTCGAATCTAAATCTCTTTCCAATACAAAAATTCTATCCGCATTATTGTTCAAATTATCTTCGGTAATGGTTATGAGATTTGCTTGAATAACGTTTGCTAATTCAAGATTTGCAATTCTAGAAACATTAGAGTTGAAATTTGGTTCGAGTACGACGTTAATATCATTAACCAATGTTCGAGTTGTACGTAATACACCGACGTTTGCACTACCGTGTACATCTAAATCAAATTCAGGGGAATCTGTTCGAATCCCTAACCTACCTGAAGTACCTACACTCGTCTCGACGTTTGTAAAATATACAGGTAATGAAATAGTATTACCATTATGAGCAGCATCTTCCAAAGTTGTCGGTAAATTTCGAACACGTCTACCATCACCGATAAAAGCATTTGCGTATACATCATCATCCACAAAAACACTGCCTTCAGCAATAAAAGATGTGTCTGAATTTGTAAATAAAACCGTACTATTTATCGTATTACCCTTATCGGCCGCATCTTGTAACGTAGTTTGGATATTAGATAATTGACTTCCATCACCCACGAATCCATCTGCATTTACTAAACCACCCGTTTCTATATTACCAGTGGCGCTGATAGATGTTTCTGGATTCGTGAACTGAATACTACTGGAAAGTGTATTTCCTTTAGAAGCTGCGTCTTCTAAAGAGCTTAATACACCAGTTAAAGAACTACCATTACCGAAATATTTATCTGCAGTTATGGTACCATGTCCTAGAACTATACCTACTGTATCATCTATTTTGATATTGGACCCGACATCTAAATTACTTTCAACTTCCACTTTTCCTGAAAAAATATGTCGTGTCGTCCCTACCATTTATATTAACATAGATAAAATGTGTATAGAATTCTTGCAAGGTGTGATTTAACCTCGAAAGAATTTTTTATAATACAAATGCGTACAAAGCAGAAGAATCTAATACATGTGTACCTGCTGTAAAGGATTTTATATAAATCTTACAACCTCGTTTATGTGCACGTGGACTCCCATCCATGTTTAAAATATCTAAATATGTCCCCAATTCTTCCCAATTATCTGTATTAATCGAATTAATATCGATTAAAAAACCGGTGACAGAGCATTTTGTAGTGAGTGTAAAAGTCTCCGAATCAGAAGATGTATTTATATATTTAGTACCTAAAGCTCCTATAAGCCAATCGGGGACATTATTATATGTACCACAAACTCTTCCATATTCATTTGTAATTATGTCTTCATCTTTATGAATTAAAATTTTTTCTTGTTTTGAATCCGTAATATTTATTATACTATCGAGTAAATTCCATCTAGATGTATTGATGAATGAACCATTTACATGTAAAGAGGCGGCGGGGTTAGAAATATTTATCCCGGTTTGTTTATTTGCACCGTCTACTGTTAATATATCATTACCACTTTCACAAACCCTAAAACGTTTACCTCCAGATTCACGTACACCTATACTCACGTCTCCACCGGTGTAATATATATCATTTTCTAAAGAAAGCCATTTTGAATCAGTTAAACCAGATAGCCCACTCCCATCCCCGTGAAATCGTGTAGCATACATATTTCCCGTAACATGGAAAACGTTCGAATTATCTTCGTCGTCCATTGGCAAACTCGCAGTATTTCCTATACCAACACGACCAGATAATTTATCTACGTGAAATGTTGGTATTTCTTCACCTGTAGATAAAATACCTGTAACGAGTTGAACGTTTCTTGAAGTCATCTACTATAAATAATATAAAAAACATATTTGCAAATAAGGACAACTTATTCGAAAAAATATTTAATAATCAAAATCCACAATATCTGTGAAATCCGGATTTATGCTTTCTACTCTACCATCTAGATTATGAGATAAATACTCTATAAAAATTGTATAATTACACTCTGCACCGGCCGTCCCATATGGCTTTATAATAACTTCGGTTGTATTGGTATTTATTTCCGAACTCCATGGATTATTGTTATTCGCCGTACCAAATATAGATAAAGGACCTTGTGCTATATCCGAAGGGTCGTTATCACCGCCGCGTTCACCTCCTGCAACATCTATTGTTAACGTACTCACTTCATGATCTAGATCATCTATAAGTTGTGCAATTATTTTTGCATAAAAGACGTGTTTTGTAAATTTAATTTTTATTTCCGCGCCGTTGGGGGGTGTAGAAGATGGAATATCACCCGCGTAGCTATACGTTTTTTTATTTACACCTCCCATATTTGTTATAATCCCTCCGGAAATATACATATTACCCTTAGTGTATGTATCTCCGTTTGCTATTATAACATTTGATTCGGTGTTACTGTCTATAAATACACTATCACTTACAGAGAGAGAATGAACGGGTGAAGTGTTTATGACACCTATGTTAGATTCCGTAAATATTTTTCCATAAACGTGAACATTCATACTAGCCATTTCGTCTACGTGTGGAGTCACTTGAGTATGTTCCATTGCGCTACTAGATGTGTAAGCGATCGAAAATTCACTTTCACTCGCATCGTAATATAAAGCAACGTTGGATCCATTTGGTCCCCTATTATATACGTGACCCAAGTCAAACGTAGCTAAATCTGTGTTATTTGAGCCAATTTCTACCAATCCATCTTTAATCATAGTATTAGTGACATGAATATTCGCCACAGTTCCTATAGATGTTACGTTACCTTGTACGAATAAATCACCCGTCACAGTTACATCACCAGATGAATCTGTCTCGACAGCGGATGATATTCCCGTTAACGAAAGTGGTACTATCGTTCTGAACAGTTGATGTGTGTGTTGGTTATATACTACGAGTGTATTTGTAGAATTAAGAGAGCCGTCATTTTCAAAGTGGGTAGCTAGTTCTAGTGGCGTTATGTATACACCACTAGAAACAGTCGCATCTATTTTATCTTCACTCGCGTTAAATACTATAGAATTTTCCGCCTGATCCTCGCGACAATTCTTACCAAATCGAAGTTTTGTTGCACCACCGATGGTACTTAAATTCTTGGGCATTTAATATATATATATATTTAATTTGCATAGACTAATCCCGCCATACCATTATTCACTCTGAGAATATTAAAATTTACTCCATAAATAGGGTCGATTATATGTTTATTCTGACTATGTATTTTTACAGATTCTACTCTACTAAAATTTAAGCTTCCAGACGGTTGATAAGAACTAGTATTTAAACAGAAACAATATAAAAAGAAATCTGGAGATGTCACGTAATTTGTATGATAATAACTCATAATATCTACAAAATGAGGTTTAGCCCATTTAAATTGACAAATGTCGGTACCGTTAATACTTAACTTAATTTTATTGTCTATAGCTGTTAACGTACTCTCAGAATTTGTATTAGAACATGCAATATATTTTATTGGATGATTGAAAGTTAAATCTTGTGTAAATTCACCCGACGGAATACTTTTTTGAACCTGTGTTATAAGAATGTTATGAGGTCTTGATGACATAATACCCCTTTCTTCATTATCCAGATAGTAATAATTTGAATAAGCCTCGATATTATAATTACCTGCATCCGGTCCCCATTCAATACGTAATTCGACTGAATGATAATGTAACGCCACAAGTGGTATAGCCGATTGCGGTCCTTCGCAAAAGAACATTCTCAACGGATAAAAATAAGAACGCGCAGAAGCTCCGGGATGTGTACCATTTGACCCTTTAGATACATTTGGAGCACAAGTATCGATAGCTATTTTTTCCGTAAAATCATGGTCTTGTGTGTCTATAACTTGACCTCCTATTAATAATTGCACGTTATCTATTATTCGACCCCAATCCTGAATATCAACGGATTGTGAATTATTGTCTATAGTAAAATATGTATATCCTAAAAGATCACCGTTTCTCTCAAAACGAATAGTCGACATGGAATTAGCTTTTACAGCTCCTTGTATAGTTTGTTTTTCAACTGATTGTGAAAAATTACTATGTCGTTTAAATGTAGAAGAAAAAAATGATATTTCGGGTTCTCCTATTATATGTTCATCTTGTGCGCCAATAGAAAGTAATTGCACAATTCCAGATGACATATCTACTATAGTAGATGTATTTTTATTTATGAACGTATAACGCCCTGAAATTTATGAAAGATTCTTTTTCCTACATGTAACACGTAATATAAATGTAGAATCTCCTATAATTGCCGCCGATCCGTTTTGTTTATCTATGTTAAACGTTAAACGATTTAGTTTTCGTATGGGATTGTGATAACATTGAAGGATCGGATATTCGTCTCGAAATAAAAAAACTTTAGCCCCAGTTTCACCCAGAGATACATGATTACCTAAGATTGTTCCAAAAACACCGTTAAGATGATTCTTTGTATCATTTGTGGTATCATCATCACCGGAAAAATTTATTTCAGCTTGTGTCTGATGAGTAAAATATGTGCGAAGTTCTTCAATACCTATATGAAAAGCTGTTTGACTTACATCGTCTGTTGTGGTCATAGACGCAGAAACTAGACGAGCCTGTACAACATTTTCGAGAGAGGTAGGTAAAAAAGCTATAAAATCTGATTTAGAACTACGACCAAAATTATCAACAATTACGGTGTGAATTTCATGATTGTAATCAGGTGTGTCGGGCTGAGTTGAAGCGAGTATGAGCGCCATTTATATACACGTAGAAATTTTCCACTTAAAAAAATATATATTTTTTAACTAGAAATTTTATTTTATATAGTTTTTATACAATTTTATAACTCGCGTGTGCGCGTACAAGATCCTGAGCACCACATACACCACCTAAACTGGTAGAATATACACCACCCGCGCATTCCGAACTACTTTTAAGACCACTGAATGGTTCCTCTGAAACAGCCTGTATATCTATAGAGGCGGGTTTATACATACTCACTTTAGAACTCATGAAAAAGTATTGAACGATAAATATAAGTAAAATTACCATAACAATCATTTTAAGATTCAAGCGATTTGTCGAATCAAGTCTCATTTGTTATGTACTGATATTTTTTTATAAAGTGCGTTAAAGAGAATAGATTAGTTTCAATATAGAGAGTAATGGACGGTGAAATTATTCTAGATCGGGGAAACGATTCCGTTATGAAATTAGATGCAAATGAGCAGGCTATGATGGACGAAATTCAAATCGATTTCGGACAACCTCGTACACACGCACCCCCAGTCATTCAAAAAATGAAAGGTCATCGTGAACATACTGGTGTAAGTTTTCAGGAAGATATTGATGCATTTGCAAATCCGAATAAACATAACACCCCACAACCAGAACACATGGATGACCCAATAGATCACGGTGAATATGTCGATGATACACCTTATGATGCGGGGATGTCTGCTGGTATGAATTATGGGCCAGGTGTACAACAAGAAGAAATCCCAACAAATGGATATAAAACGATAGATGAAGAAAAGTCTGATTTACTTAATAAACTTGGACGTCTAGAAAAAAGAGGTTTTACTGTGAATAAAAGTTTAAACGCATATTCTCCAATAGACGAACTTCGTACAGAGGTCAAACGTATAACGTATAGTATAGAAGTAGATAAATCTGTAAAATTTTCACGTCGCATGCTTATAGCATGTGTTACAGGGTTGGAATACCTAAATAAACGATATAATCCATTTGATATTCAACTTGAAGGATGGTCAGAAAATGTTATGGAAACACAGGACGACTATGACGAAGTATTTGAAGAATTATTTGTTAAATATCGAACAAAAATGCATGTTGCACCTGAAGTTAAATTAATAATGATGTTAGGTGGCTCAGCTATGATGTTTCATCTTACGAATTCAATGTTTAAACAGGTGATGCCTAATGTCAATGATGTCATGAAACAAAACCCCGATTTGATGAATAATATGATGAGTGCAGTTCAAAACACGATGGCAAATCAATCGCCTGTGACCGAAGCTCGTGTAGGGTCAAGTGATAGGTATGAGATGAAAGGACCAGGTCTTGACATATCTAGTTTGATGGGTAATATAATGATGCCTCCTAAACCTCCTATGAACACGACGCCTATACCCACGTCACGTGAATATTCACCTGATCTAGACGACGACGATGATGATATTTCGGATATAGTTTCTGAAGGTGGCGGTGATGCTAATACACAGGAGGATGAGGATATTAAGGAAGTTAAAGTTCCAGCAGGCAAATCCAAACGAGGTCGAAAGAAGAAGGTCGAAATTAATTTGTAGATTAATATAAATGATAGGGTACGCACCTTTTGATTCAGAAGATCATCTCGAAGTCGTACCCACTCAAAAAAAACGGGAAGTTGTTTCTAACGATTTTGTAAATCAAGGGAATAGAAAAATGCATCATCCGCGCACAATGCGAGATGATACAGAGTGTAACTACCTTGTTATGTTTTTTATAGCGGGAGTCATTGCACTCGCCGCAATGGATGCAGTAAAAAGATAAATCATATTTTACTCATTTTAGACTACTTTCTCATAAAAAGACGCGGTGACCGAGTGGTTAAGGTGTTCGCCTGCTAAGTGAATGGGTAATACCCGCGCGAGTTCGAATCTCGTCCGCGTCGATTGTATCTAAAATGCGCAAAATATTTAAAGTCCAACAAAATGTCCACCGAATGTACTCGTATTAATGGTTGCATTACTAGACATGGAATTATACGGAAATACACCTTCACCTTTTATTAATTTTATATGCGTAGACGACTGGTGTTGACGATGACCGCTCACCCCGTTGATAGACGTACAAGCTTCAAAATCTGTCCAAGCCTCTATTACATCGTTTACACGTTTTATATACCATTGCATTTTTTGATCATTAGTCGAATTTAAAACGTCGCATTTAGCATTTACAAAATATATTCCAGTTATGGGTGCAAAATAGATTCCTTTATCCGGACCAAATGTTCTAAAACCTTTAGTGGATACTTCTATACCCGGATATGAATCGAATTCAATTGTATTAGTAGTATTACTCAACATAGGAGTATTACTATCCCATATTCCACCCATCCCATGAACAAAAAATGTAAATGCCTTTTGTAAAATATATTCATTTACATTTACATTTCCATCAACTTGTAAATCTTTTTTTATTTTGACATCTCCTCCAATAACGAGTTTTTCTGATGGTGCACCGTAATTTAAAAAATCTATATACGTTGGATGGTTACATCTATTTTCGCTATTATCCACTGGATCTATCCAAGTAGGATCGCTTATATCTGGATCATACGTTTCAAAGCCGATCATTCCTATATAAGCGGTTTGTATACTATCACCAGATGTACTACCTAAAACCATCTTTGAATCACCCGCCCACGTTTGAACGCCAACTGTAATAGCATATGAATATACAGTTGTCGCACCCGAAAATTCACCACCTATAGACGATAAACTAACACCTATAGCGACACGCTTACCATCACCCGAAATTGAAATATCAGAACCAAAAGATTCACCCGCTACTGTACCGACGAGTTCGTATCCCATTAAATCCCATGTTACACCATTCCAATCGTAGCCTCGTGCGTGTCCTATACCAAATTGGTTATTCGAACTACCATCATATTCTTTCGTACTCACTACTATTCTATTTCCAGAATCTGCTATTGAGACTCTTTCACCAAATCTATCACCCGTTCTACCAGAACCATAAATGTCAGCCCCCCGTTTATCCCAAGTGTTTGAAGAAGAATTCCAATAATACACGGAAGCAGAGCCGGCAGAAGAAGCATTCGTATTTATATCCATCACCTTAGGTTGTCCAAATACTATAGTTTGACCATCAGCTGTGATATCTACACTAAATCCTATATCACTGTTATTTACATCAGTTATAGTGTTTCCTTGTTGCACCCAATCTGTACCCGACCATTTCCAGATTCCTATACTAGTATTTAAAGTCCCTATGATTATATAACTCCCATCACTAGACAATGCTACATTCGTACCAGCGCCTTGTGAAAATGACGCACCTTTTTTTACCCATAAAGCAGAAACTCCGTATAACCCATTCCATGTAAATACATCAGTTTTGGTACTTCTACCTATAGCTATAGTCGTACCATCTCGTGACATGGATATCGATTCACCTACATATTCATTAATATCAACACCTTCAAATGTTTGTCCTAATTGCACCCAATTTCCGTCGGAAGTTCCAGTTTCATTTATATCCCAGATATACACTTTTACGTATCCTTTATTAGAATCCCAATTTCTCGCAGAAACTGTTATTCTGGGATATTGACGCGGAGATGATTCTATTGGCAATAAATCTGATATGGATACATCGTATCCAAATGATTCATTTTTTAGTGTACCTTCTAATTTTGTACCCACTTGATTCCATTTACCACCCTGAAACTGGAAAATTCTAACCTGTCCAGATTGATATAATATAGGAGTTGAAGCTTTCCAAGCGCCTGAAATTAACCAATCACCCGTACTATTTATGTCTACAGCGTTTCCCTCTTTATCTCCACGTAATAAACCCGGTATACTTTCACCTACTATAGCATAAGACCCTGTGCCGCTCACGGTAGGACTTACACCGTTGCCGACGTGTGTCAAGTTTAACCGTGTCCCGTTTATCATAATTATTTGTTCATTGGATTCAAAAGTAGAATTTATAGTAGCGTGAATATGGTACCATTGATTAGGATTGAAACCTCCACTACCCACGTTTATATGCGATTCTAAATCACCCGCAAGTAAATATGTTCCGTAATTTAACAATAATGCGTATGTAGGAGCACCAGATGCGACGGGAGATGATGTTATCTGAATTTTAATCATAGAACCATTTGTTAATGTTCCATCAGTTCGTACACGTTCTACCAGAGTTACTATCGATCCCCCTCCCAATGATGTCGTGATATCTTGTGTTTGTGTTAGTTTTAACCAAAATGAACATTTCCATGTTAATAGTTGATTCGCGGAAATTGTATCATTGTACG